ATCAATGAAACTCTGGGAATAAGTCCTTGTCGGTTCGTCGTTTATAATTCTTGTATAGTTCATATTAAATCTCTTCTAACATTAAATGTTCTGAATAAAATATCTGACCAGATGTTTCCTTTTTCATAAAAATATGCAGCCATTCACCCTCGTTTATAGTAACATCTGGCATTTCTTTTGTAACCACACTTCCAACTCTTTTTTCATAATAAATTTTTTGTGAATCCACCCCCGTGAAAGAGGCTTTTAATATCAAAAGCTCGTAATCTCCAGTTGAAAAATTGTAAAATGTATTCAGATTCATCTTACAAGTTATTGGCGCTTTATATACTGGCGTTGAATAATTTGGTACAACTAAATTTTCATCTGTAAAAGTCGTTGCAATAGCGTATGAATTTGTTTCAACATTATAATACTTAAGAAATTTACCTGCGTTCGAACCCCCAAATAAATTTGTATAAGCCCTCCCAGTTCGTTGAAATGTAATTTTTTGTTTAGTTCCACCGCCTAATTCACTAACTGCAACTTTTTTAGTTACACCATCTTGAATAATAGCAAATTCTTCCGTACCTACTAATGCGGTTGCGGTTGTTAATTCACTTATCTTTTTATTTGCCATTATAATATTATTTTAAATCCGTTTTCTTGTAATAAATAATCTCCATTCTCTTGTATTAAGTAACTTTCTGCACCCGTAACAATATCTAAACTTGTAAAAAAAGGAGCTTCTAAAATTTCCATTCCGTCAAAACTTAATTTAAAGCCACTAAAATCAGCTTTACCGCTTCCGCTTGACTTATTAACAGAATTACAAGAAAGTCCGTTAAACGTACCTAAAAGCCTGTAATTTCCATTCCTATCTAATATAACCGCCCTAAAGTATTTGTTTAAAAATTTACTTATTTCTGGGTGGCTTGCAATTTGAAAACTCAAAGACAAATCAAAGAATTTTCCGCCCTCGTTTTCTTGTCCACTTTGCTCCGCTGAATAATCTGCTAAAGGTTCAAATTCAAAAATAGTACTTTGCGGAAAAGAAGTTAAAACATTGTTTACTATCGTAATTTGTGAACGTGAATATTTGACATAAGGAAACAAATATAGTTTCTTTATACCTCCATTACTATCCGCACAATTACGATATATTGAGTTTAGAACTTCCAACCAAAAGTAGTTTTAATGTTTTTATCTGCGTTTACTTTGTCTTGGTGTGTTTTATATTCTACTAACGGGTTTTTGCATATCCATTTTTGGAATCTACCTATAAACATATCCGACATTCCGTTATACTTTTGCACCAAACTCGAAACTTCACTAATTCCAACTATTTCTTTATTTTCGGGTGCGTGTTTAAATATACCACCATTGTCTACCATATAAGAAGCAATATCTAAATAATTAGCTACTGAACTAAATTTAGTAATAGGTTTTAAATAATCGTTATACAATTCCAAATATAAACCCGCTAAAGCATTTGCATCTAAATCGGTTTTAATCTTTTCATATAATTCCGTACCAAGCAAAGGTTCAATAACTCTTAATTGCGTATCTAAAACGCAAAAAGTGTATTTATCAAAGTCGACATTTCCACCTAAAATAGTAGTATTTGTCATTTCTGTTGGTGTTATAAATAGTATTTCTGCCATATTATTTGTTTAAAAATCCGTTGTTTGGCATATCATTTGGCTTTTGATATATCTTTTTATCTAATTTTGGTAATATTTCGCCCTCTTTTCTTGCTTTTGCGGGTGTTATTTCTTCTGCATTTGGGTTATTTACATCAGCTTTTAGCTTATAAGTTTCCCTTGTCCAATAATGCCTACAAGCTCCACCGCCTTTATAAAGTAATATATCGTAAGTATTAGAACCTCCTGCGCCCCAACCCTCATTAACTACCTTATTACTCATTGAATTTATATCTTCAAGCCTATAAAGTTTGTTTGCACTTATCATTTTACGACAAAACTCACGACTATTAGAACTTATTTCGCCTGTATATCTTAATCTTGACTTAAATTTTTTGCCATCAATAGAACTTTTTGCGTTTGGTCTTGCACTCCCTGTATTAGCGAAATGTAAATCCGTTTCGCTTTCAATTACTTTACTTTCTATTAATTCCCATTCGTCACTAATCTCTTCGCCTAAATCAATTAAATCGTTTGCTATGGTCGTATCAAGGTTTTTTTTTTCATCAGAACAGCAAACATCTGAACTCATAGAAACGCTTGTACTCTTTTCTGTTAATGGTCTAAAGAATAACTCTATGTTAATCCCGTAAGCGTTTAATATATCGTCTAAAGCTTCTAAAAACTCCCTTTGTTTAGGTTGTATCTTACGTTTAATTAATTGTTCTTCTGCGGTGTCTAATTCATCAGCATTATTACCAAATCCTGTACTATCTTTAATACCAAATAACATAGGAGAGACAACCCCGTGACCCGTCATTATTTGTTGCCTTGCTTCGCTTGTTAAATATTCCCACTGTTTATGAGAATCATTCATTTGTATAACTTCTACAGTTGTGTTTTCTCCCGTTCCATCGTTAAAAGACATAATAAAACGCCCCGCATTTGAACTGCCTGTAAGTCCGTTTTTAATCTTTTTCTCTATTTCGTCTTGTTGCTCTTCGCTTAAATTTTTACCGTTTGGAATATTAACAATATATCCAAAACTTAAACCGTTTTTAATGAATGAAATATAATAATTTGCAATTTCTTCTTCTGCTTCGCAATAAGGTAAGGCAGGATAATACTCTGGTAAAGAAAAATACTCACTACCTGCACGATAAGGCACTAATTTATAAACCTCCTCAACCTCGTTAGACGTTCCAAAAGCAGGATAATCAACCGCTTCATTTGGTTTCGCCCATCCTTTATTATCATTATACCAATAAAACTCAATTTCTTGGTCTTCATTTGCAATACTTGGAATCACTTTCTCATTTGGCAGGTGGTAGATACCCGCTAAACTCTTTTTGTCTTTAGCTTTAGAAACTAAAAAACTACACTCGTTAAAGATAACAAAGTCAGAAACTAATTTCCTTAACTCCTTACGGTTTAAAACTTTCTTTAATTTTACCCATTCATTAATATTGGTGTTAGTACGTTTATAGTCTAAACCATTACCAATAAATAAGTTAATATAAGCGTTTATAATAGTGGCGTTTGTTGTACTTCCGTTATATCTATCTATGATATATTGGTAGTTATCATTATTACGCCCATTCATTACCCAATTCTTTGATTTATTCTCTTGAATCGGTTGCTTAATATACTTGTTAAACTGTATTATTCTTATATTAGAACTCATATTTATATAGCTCGTTTGTTTGTTTATAATCTTGTGTTTCTTGCGTAATAGATAAAATTAAACCTCTATAAATTACCTCTTCATTTTCCTTTAATATAAAAGAATATCTATCATTATCTAAAAAAGCAAAGTCAAATTTTAACAATAAATAACCATTTAAAATATGGTAATTATTTGTAAAAGATATATCTATTGTTGAAATTGAGATAAGCGTTTCTTCTTTAGTTACCTCATTTCGTAAAGTTAGTTCAATAGTAGAAAAAGAATAATAACGAGGTATTAAACTAAATCCGTGTGTTGTGTTCTTAAAATTTACTATCTTCATACTATTAAAACGAAAATTTTGTATATTTGTTACTTAATATAAAAAACTATGAAGCACATTTTAGAAGTATTAAAAGATAAAAATTTTAAAGTTGTTAAAGGGTCTGAAAAATTTGATTATAGCACTATGTTAATAGATGGTTTAAGAACTTTGTTTGAAGATAAAAATGGAAACAAAGTAATTTATGGTTTAAACGAATACAAAAAACCTCCTACTTTATGTTATCCACGCCCAAATATTAGACTAAAAAGATTTAAAGCTAATTCAACAGAAACGGAAGTTATAGATAATTTATATGATGACGCTATGAATCACTGTTTAAAAAATGAAGATAACGAGTATATTTTTAAAGCTATGTTCGATAAAAGTATCTGCTTTGAATATGATTTAACAAAAAACCCCTAACTAATTGTTAAGGGTTTTAATTGAATCTAATTATTAATT